TTCTACGTTCCAAGAAGCACCCTTGAAAGTAACAGTTTTTACTTTATTTTCTACGATTTCTTTGGTCATCAATCTGTAGTCGTTAATAAAGTCTTTGTTCTTAGTTTCAAAGTGAATTGTAGTTGGAATATCATTGCCATCTTTGATTTCTCTAATCACTGAGATATTAGCGGTAGCATCATATTCATCACTGAATCCCAATATTGTTTTAAGTTTGCCTAAGTTAGGCATACCAAACACACCAATTACATCTGCAACCGGAGTTTTATATGTGCCTGAAATAATAACTGAACGGTCTTCAGCGATTGCTTCTACTTTTGTAAGTGCGTCAGTTCCAGTAATCTTAACTAGCTCTACAATTCCCAAGCCGTGTGTGTTTTGAATTAAATCTTGTAAAAAATCTTTCATGTTGTTTCCTCTTGTGTGAAATATTTAGGTTTTCTAAGTATGTATAATATATGGTTTTATTGCGGTTGTCAACTGTTCATTCAACCAAATACAAATAAATCATCAAAGTTAGTAGATGTATCTGTGTTGCTTTTTAGATCCCAGTCAAGAACACCTAATAAGTTTTCTATCTTTTTGTCAACTAATGTGCTTTCCATAGTAGCATCATCAAATGGAAGCTGTCTGAACCATTCAGGTAATCTAAGTTCATCTGTTGGATAAGCAATAGAAGTTAACCCTAATGGATTAGATTTAAGCTTACACACAACTACTTTCATACCATCTAAAATAGTCATTGAGTAATTGTCGCTATGTGTCTTTTTCAAATAGTTCCAGTTAATAGCTGCGCGAACATGCCCAGGCATAGTTACTTTGCCTGTTTTGCTTCTAGCTTCTAGTTCACCATAGTATGTAAGTTTGTTTACTGATTTAGGAGAACCCTTAGTCCAACTTTCTTTATCGCTTAATTCTCGTTTAAACTCTTTAATTAGTTCTATGATATCTTCTCTAGTTCGGTTACCTAGAGTCATTACCAATATATCCATTAAGAATTTTTGAATGTATTTGGGAGTATCTGACCTTCTTAGATCAAGTCCCATAGCTTTGATATCACCTGTCTTTCCATTAATATCTTTACGCTTGCCTTCTTTGTCATAAACATTGATAGCATAACGCTTTTTCTTAATAAACAAGCCAGTATCACCTACAATTTCTCTACCACCTTTTATGATAGCGCCTTTGTTTCTTGGACAATGAAACGACTGTTCCATAAATCTAGGGAAACTTTCATTTACTTGATCAGAGATATTATCATAAACTTGAATAGCAGTTTCTTTCGTCCACTCCATTTTTCCAGATTCTACATCATTTTTAATGATAGGCCAAGCAGAAAAATATCCCGAATCGGTATCAGAGTATATCATAGAAGAACCTTCATGATTGTAAACACCTGTTATTATCTCATTTATCTGAGAGTTCATGTGTTTAACGATTTGTCTACCAGTTAAAGTAACTGATTGACCTAATCTTTTATCATAAAACCTACAATGATTATTAAGCAAAGCACCATACAAACTGTTAAGCAAAATCTTTCTTACTAACTGTCTTTTATCCCAGTACTCTTTGTCGGCTTCAGTAGTAGCTTCTTTAAGTTTTTTCTGTAGGTCTTTACGTTCTGAATACCAACGTGATAATAGTCCGGGAATCACACCCTCAGTATCATATCTAAATATAGTACCATTTGCTGACAAAATATATGGATTGTGAGAATCAAAAATCATTTTCCATATCTCAGCCGCTGACATTTCTTGCGATCTACCATCTTCAAAGTCAACTGTTAGTATAGTACCTTTTTCTTGATTCATAACAGAAGTGTATTCTAATGAGCCAAACAATCCTTCCCATAAAAGAGAACTCATGTCCAAGTCATCATCTTCATCATAGTTACGTTTTTCTTTAGCTAATTTAGTAGCTCTTTCTAAAAGATATTGTTCAGTTTTTGTTTGCCTAACTTGACCAACGATAGTTTCTGGCGCCATATTCAAAGCACGAATAGTTGATGGGTATAGAGAATTAATATCTATAGCACCGATCCATTCATGTAAACCTTGTTTAGGATTAGCAACATAAGCACCAGCCGCTGCCATTTCGTCAGCACTACTACGCTTTTTGTCAGGAACAATCATACCACGAGCGTGAGATTCATTAAGAATAGCCATTTCAATCATAGCTACTGACCCCATGACTGTTGGAAGTAACACAGTATTTTCATGTGCTAGCTGATTAGCTAGCTCCAAGAATTTAAGCTTGTTGTGAATTTTTACCACAAGCATAGTATCTTGACGGTTATATCTTATAAACTCTTTAAAGTCTTTATTATATAACTGATCTAGTGTTCCTTCATATGGTGTTTTTGTTTCACCTACTTCAAGTTCACCAATCGCATCAAGTGAATAACTGTGTCTAGACTCGTAATTATATTTCTTATACAACTGAAGATAGTCCATATGAATTCTACCCACTAAGTCATATGTTTGTTCTTCTTTGCCATAGCGTTCGTAAGTTCTTACTTTGGGCAGTTGATTAAGCAAACAAAACTTTCTAGTATCATCTTTACTCATGATTCTAGTAACGCGATTTACTAAGTATGGAATATCAAAGCCCTCTGAATTCCAACCAGTTAATACGTCTGCGTCTTCAATTAACGCAAAAAAGGTTTCAAACATTTCTATTTCGCTGCGAAACAAGAATGTGTTTGGGAACTCGCTTACTAGTTCTTGGGCGGTTTCATCTGACAAGTGCTTGGGCGGGATTGCCAAGCATATTAACTGATCTAACCAATCTAGATATAAAGCAATAGCAGTGACTGGACTAAACGGATCATCGGGTCTAGCCCAACCTTTATCTGACCAGTCAACTTCAATATCAAAAAAGATTGTGTGTAACTTAGGCGCGTCTACGCCCAAATAATTATCTGCCAAACATCTAAAAACAGTGTTTACATCGCTTTCAAATAATTTCTTACCAGAATGTATACGCTTTTCTTTTTCAAACTCTGACTTTTTTCTAGTTGAAAATCTACTGATAGGATCGTTATAGATAGAACGATACTTACCCTTAGGATCGCTGTAATAAAAAACATAGTTAGTAGCATGTTCTTTGTATTCTCTATTACCCTCAGGGGTACGCTCGACTACATGAATGCGGTCGTTCTTACTATCTTGTATAGCGTCAACATATGACATTCTTTTACCTCATTTAAAAGATGATTATATAAGTTGGGCGTGGCCAATAGTCACAGATTGCGACCGACTGTTTCCAAAATAGTGTTAAGTTCGTCATGATCTTCATTAGTTTGAGTCAGTGTTGACTTGTATGCTGTCTTAATAGCACGTTTCAGTACTGACGGTTTAATTTCCATTTCTTCTGCAATTGCTTTTACGGTATCATTCAATCCACCGGTTAGTGTTTCAATCTCGTTAAGAGTTGACAAGCCCTGATTGATTAGCTGTGTTAGTTTTACTTTTTCGTCTTGGTTAAATACTCTGCCTGCTGACATATTAATCTCCTGTGTTGTGATATGTACTTAGTGCTTGGTTTTTATTACCGTAATAATTATACAGTAGAAATAAACTATTCATTTCAATATGATAGTTTAAAAGTGATGTTATTTCAATTGTTTTGGTGTTATTCGAAAATGTGCTGGTTATCTGCGCCGTAAATCTTAATCATTTTTCCAGCCATCATATCTGCCATTGCTTCAATAGGGGAACCTGGATAACTTGAGTTGGGTTTGATCATATCAAGTTCATGCTGCCTTACGTGTACGAGTTCGTGGAAGGTGGTACGAAGTATGTCTACTAAGTTTCTGTTTTTAGCGTAAATCCAAATTTTACCACTGCCAGGAACATGACCACCAGTATGATGATTGCCTTGTGCTTCATCGGTGTCCATGCTTAGTTCAATTGCAGGTATGTCTTTGATATTAAGTTTTTTACAAACCCACTCAACTGCTTTTGCTATTTCAGCAGCTTTGTTATCATCAATTTCTTCATCTAAGCTTTGGATTGCTTTTTTAGCTACATTTCTTTCTTTTTTAGCATCTTTTACTAATTTGTCAAGAACACTGTATCTATGTTTATCTAAGGTGGGTAATCCATATTCTGTATTTTCAGTGATTAGATTTTCTGTCAAAAACTCTTTAGCTCTCATGATATGCCTTATAGTTGCTCACTTTAGTATGTGGTAGCGATTCACACACTAGGCAGCAGCCGCCGCCATAACCCCAACGGTCCTAGGGTTAATTCTTATTTAATATTTTTCTGGCCATTTTCATCGCTTCTTGGATAGATGGACATTTATTCCCTTGATATCCGATTCGCAATAAATCTTCTTCATTAAACTCTACTTCTTCAGGCTCGCCGTTGTTGGGATATTTATCCAAGATATCTTCTACAGTTGTTTCACCTGTAAAATCTATAACTGTGTTACCATTTTTAATATACGCATGTATTAATACCCAATCTTCTAATTCTTCATCATATTCTACTAATCCCATTAATGGGAAGCCTGATACTCTATGTAGGGCGATGGCTAAAATAGGACAATCACCGTATTCATAATCAACATGACTGGTTGATTCTTTTAAGGATGATTTCATCTCCTTTATTGAACCAATAACAGCATCAGTAATACCATATTGTCGCTTCATTAATTGTCTAGCCATAAATAAATTTTGTGCTGTTACAGTAACATCCATGTTGCCAGTATAGCCCGGTTGCTTTACAAACACTCGGGCTATATATAATTTATATGGCTGAACAACATCTGATACTTTCATGATCAGTTATAATAAGTGGGCCCGCCACTTTTACTAGGGGTCATGTTGTCATAAGGTGATTTTGGTTTTGCTTGTCCCTTAAAGAAC